CACTGACAACGGTGGTCTTTGGATTTCAGATGGTGTTACAAACTGTCAGCTAACAACGGGTAATAACGTCAATTTCGCGGCAAACGTCAACTTACCGACGACAGGTGGCGAATGGAAACCAAACGGTCAGTTAAACAAAGTCGTCGCAAGTCTCGATGCTGCCGGTAATATGAAACTATGTGTCAACGGCGGCACGGTCTATACGAGAACTGGTGGTGCGATGTCTCCATCAGCTACACACTTTGTCTTAGGTAATAACGGTGGTGCTACTATTCCTTTGAATGGTTGGACAGAAAGATTTAAGATTACTGCTAATCTAACATTCTCTGATTCTGCTATGCAAGCAATGACAACTTAAGGAACTTTGATGTCAAATCGTCTCAATTTTACGGACGCTCTCGTCCTGAATAAAGGTACTGGTAAGGACACATCTTTTCCTTATCTGCCTATGATCCCTACTACTGTAGCAGGACTTCCTTCAGCAGCTACGGCTGGTGCTGGTGCCCGTGCTTTCGTCTCTGACGCCACGGCTACTACGTTTGCTAGTACTGTCGCTGGTAGTGGCTCAAACAAAGTTCCTGTCTATTCTGACGGGACTAACTGGAAGATTGGTTAACTAAATGGCTGGCTCTAATGGTCTTGATACCAACGTACTAAAACTTATCTTCAATGCAACCAATTGGGCCAACATTGCTGATAATACAGCGACTAGTCCTGCTACGGTCCTATATGTTTCTCTACATACTGCCGATCCTACAAAGACGGGCAACCAAACGTCTTCTGAAGCTACTTATACGGGTTATGCCCGTGTCTCGGTAGCTAGAACTACTGGTGGTTGGACGGTCTCTGGTTCCACTACGGCCAACGTAGTCAATGCTGGAACGATCACCTTTCCGCTTTGCACTGGTGGCTCTAACACTCTGACCTACTTTGGTGTCGGTTTGGCCTCTTCGGGTACAGGTACACTTCTATTTTCTGGTGCTTTGACAGCATCTTTGGCCGTTTCTAACGGCATTACACCTAACTACAACGCTGGTGATTTGACTATTACTGCTGACTAAGGATTGGTAGATGGCTGATACTAAAATCTCTGCAATGACGGTTGCTGCTGACTTAACCAGCATGGTTCTCGCAGGAGAAACACTTGGTGTCAATAAGTCATATACGACTGCACTGTTCGATGCTCGATACGCAAAGTTATCCGGTGCTACATTTACTGGTCTGGTGACTACCGTAGCCTCCGCAACAGGTACAGCCGGCTTTAACCTTCCTCATGGTGCAGCTCCTACCTCTCCAGTAAACGGAGACCTTTGGACTACAACTTCTGGACTGTTCGGACGTATCAATAGTGCAACCCTACAATTCGCACCTTTAGCTTCTCCGACCTTTACTGGTACTCCTGCCGCTCCTACTGCTACCGCAGGCACTAACACTACTCAGATTGCAACGACGGCTTTTGTTGCTACAGCGATTGCTGGTGGTGTTACTGCTGGTGTTCTAATCGCAGTACAAAAATTCACTGCTTCTGGGACGTATACACCAACTTCTGGTGCTGGATCAGCATTTGCTATTGTGACTGGTGCAGGCGGTGGTGGTGGCTCCGGAACAGGAGCATCAAATGGCGGGTCAGGCGGTGGTGCTGGTGGTACTACACTTGCCTACATTAGCTCCCCTTCCACTCTGACAGTCACGATTGGTGCCGGTGGTGGAACTGCTTCGGCAGGGGGCAGTACTTCTCTTGGTACAATAACTGCTAATGGCGGTGGTGCGGGTGTGTCTGGGAATAGTCTTGGTGGTGCTGGTGGTGCAGCTACAGCTACTGGTACAGTAGGTATAGCAGGCGGCGACGGTGGTCCTTCAAATGCTAGTACCACGGCTGGCGTCAATATAGGCGGTACTGGCGGTACGTCCTTCTTTGGGGGTGGTGGGAGTGGTGGTACTGGCGGTTCTGCACCACGCGCTGGTTCAGTTTTTGGTGCCGGTGGTGGTGGTGGTTCAGGTCAAAGCGGTGGTACCACCGGTGCTTCTGGAGCTGGTGGGTGTGTCGTCATTCTGGAGTTTAAATAAATGGCTAGATACGCAACCATAGATAATAATGGTGTCGTTGTTAATATAATCATACTTGATGATCCTTCGAATTATCCCATTCCGGTTATTCTTGCAGACGATACGGTAGAAATTGGGGCTACATATTTTGGCGGTATTTTTACTAATCCTAGTGCCACCCCTACGGCTATCCCGACTACTGTCCCTAAATCGGTAGTAATGGCAAGACTTATATCTGCGAATATGATGACGCAGGCATATCAAGGATTAACAGCCAATCCTGTGTATTTTGCACGTTGGTTTGCCCCTGACCGTCCTGATGTCGATTGTGATGACCCTGATGCTTCTGCTTTTGTTCAGGCATTAGGATTAGACCCTAAAGTGATATTGGCACCGCAATAATGGCAAATTATATACTTCTCGAAGACGGCTCAGGACATATACTCCTAGAAGACTCTTCTGGAAGTATACTGACGGAAAACCAACCCGGTTCTACGACTCTTGCCTTTACAAATACAGTTACCTTACATGGTCAAGGTAAACTAACGAGTTCTGGAACTCTGACTTTTAGTACTACAGTTACCTTACATGCGACTGCAAAATTAACTAGTTCGACGTCCTTTCTGTTTACAACGACAGCCAATATCCACGGTTCTGGTAAACTTGCAAGTAACGCGACTATTACGTTTACTCCGTCTGCTTTTCTACATGGCCTTAGCAATATCCAAAGCCATTCTACACTTTCGTTTACCCCTACGGCCACTATACACGGTTCTGGTAAACTACTAGGAACTACGACAGTTTCTTTTACTGGATTGGCTCTTTCTTGTCCGATCTACTCACCGTATGAGTTCAGTTCAGGGTCTATGGAGACGCTTTATCGGACTGACTCTGGGTCTGGTGGTTCTTTATACGGGACGACTTCAGGTAGTTCTGGAACAATTTACTCGTTTACCCTTGGTTCAAGTGGGACGATATACAGCACAACTTCTTCTAATTCACCCGGTTCACCCTACGGAGTCGATGTAGACCCATGCCCACCCAATTCCTTGATCTAACGAACCGAGTTCTTCGGCGTGTCAATGAAGTTCAGATGACGGCCAGTAACTTTGACTCTGCCGCAAATATCCAAGCTCTTGCAAAAGATGCCGTCGTAGATACTTGTCGTCGTATCAATGGTATCAGAAATGACTGGCCATTTAATGCCGTCGAACACACACAGGTTTTGACTATCGGAGTCAACGAGTACGCTTGGCCTTCACAATTTTCTGAGGCTGATTGGCTGTCCTTTCAACTCCAAAAGGATGATACACTTGGTGTTCCTTATCGTCAATTAAAACATATCGAACGTGAACAGTGGTATACTTATTTCCGTGATGAAGACTATGACAATCTAAGTACTGGACTAAGAGCCCCCGAGTATTGTTTTCCGTCCCACGGCGCTGGGTTTGGTGTCTCTCCAATCCCGGACAAGGCTTACACGATCAAATATCGTTATTATTCTACACCTACTGACCTCTCAATTTATACAGATCAACCAACCATTCCTAGTAAATTCGATTACGTTATTATTAATGGCGCTCTAGCCATGATGAATATGTTCCGAGAGAACAATGATGGATTTACTGCTATGGAAAAGGCATTTAAAGACGGTCTTGACGACTTGACTAGGACTTACCTACCAAATCCTGAGCATCTTTACGAAGGTCGTGTCAATTTTGGTGGTGGAAATCATAATTCTTGGGTTTGGAAAGGGATGTAATCCTTTCATGATCGAAGATCAATCAAGTAATTCGGAGAATTGACGAATGCCACAAATGGAGAAACTTCAGACTTATAAGGTCGTCTGTGAAGGAGGTCTGAACTCCAACCAAAATATCGTGTATCTTGCTGATACAAAACCCGGTATGGCGACCACTCTAGTCAATTTCGAGCCTTCTTTATACGGTGGTTATCGTCGGATTAACGGCTATTCACAATTAGAAGCCACAAATCCTGCTGTAGGTGGTACAGGTGCACAGGGAAAAGTCCTTGGTGTCACTATTTTTAATGGTTCAACCATCATTGCGACCCGTCAGGATAACCCCGGAACGACTTATTCTATTTATAAATGGATTTCTGGTGGTGCTTGGTCAAAATATACGACTGGATTGACTCTTACTACTGTAAATATCGACAAATGCCGATTTGCTTGGTACAATTTCAATGGCACGGCCCACATGATCATGGTAGACGGTATCAATGCCCCTACCCTTTGGGATCAGACTAACTGGGCTTCTGTAACTGCGGCACATACTGGTGCCTCATTCGCTCAGGCTGGTGGAAATCAGGTCGTTACGTCTCCAAAATATGTTACTGTATTCAAGCAAAGTATTTTTGTGGCCGGTGATCCTACCAATCCACAGATTGTTGCTTACTCCGCCCCTAACTCGGACTACGATTGGACGGCGGCTTCCGGTGCTGGTCAGATTAATGCTGGTATGGATGTCGTAGCAATTAAACCTTTCCGAGAAGACCTTTTCGTCTTTGGTAAAACTAGAATTAAGAAGATTTCTGTCTCAGGGACAAACTTCGTCATCAATGATGTAGCAACAGAAGTTGGTTGTCTTTGCCCTGATTCAGTCGTAGAAATCAACGGTGATCTACTTTATCTAGCAGAAGACGGCTTTCGTAACATAGCTGGTACAGACCGTATCGGCGACGTCGAATTGGCCTCACAAAGTAAAGCCATTCAGTTTGACGTGACTAACCAAATTCTCTCAGGTGTCGATTTAAACTCCGTAAACTGTGTCGTCATTAGACGTAAGTCTCAGGTCAGGTGTTTTTTCTCAAATCCAAATACTACACCTGACATCAACGTAGGTATTGTCGGTGGATTTAGGGGTAAAGCTGACCAAAATAGTTATTGGGGTAATAACAATGGCTTCGTGTGGGAGTGGGGACTGCTACAAGGTATAAGAACATCTTGTGTCACTTCTGGTTACATCGGTCCACAGGAATACGTCCTACATGGTGACTTCGACGGTGTTGTTTATCGACAAGAGTCTGGTAATAGTTTTAATGGTTCTAACATCACTGCCGTTTATTCGACGCCATACCTGGACTACGGTGATGTCTTTGTTCGAAAGACGCTCCATAAGGCTAATGTCTTTGTCTTTGCTGAAGGCGATTTACAGTTAAGTGTGGCCTTACAATACGATTGGGACCGACAAGATGTCTTTAACCCGAGTACCTATACTTTAGTAGACTCTTTGTCTGGGACAGTCTATGGTACGGCTATTTACGGCACTAGTACATATGCAGTGGCACCTCTTCCCATTTCATTCAGTAATCTCGAAGGTAGTGGCTTCTCGCAGAAATTCACATTTAGTACATCTGATACAAACCCACCATATTCAATTCAAGCGGTCGCTGTTAATTTTGCAGTGGACGGTCGCAAGTAACTTAGAGAGGTCAATTCATGACTGGTTATACAAGACAGTCTGCTGCCAATATCGTCAATGGTGCGATTGTCCAAGCTGCCGATATTAATGCCGAGTACAATCAACTTCAGTCTGCTTTTAACGGTAGTTCCGGTCACGTACATGACGGAAACGTGGGTAACGGTCCTAAGATCATTCTTACGACTAGTATCACAGGCATCCTTCCTATTGCCAACGGTGGTGTTGCTGGTATTCACAATACGTCGGCCAGTACTGCCCCGACAGTAAATAGTGACAATACACAGAACTACGCAGTAGGCTCTTGGTGGTACGACACGACTAATAACATTCAGTATGTTTGTATGAGTGCCGTGACTAACTCTGCCGTCTGGGTTCGTATGGGCAAGTATACGGCAAACGATTCCGCCATTGGTGCCCTGACGACTGCTGCAAACCAGATCATTCTGGCGACTGGTGTCTCTACTTTCTCTATGATTTCGTTTACTGCCCTCGCACAGTCCCTCGTCGCAGGCAGTACAACGGCAGCAATGCAGACCACTCTAGCTCTGGTGCCCGGTACAAATGTACAAGCATATTCGTCCACTCTTGCGGCTTTCGCTAGCTACAATAGTAATGGTCTTCTTGTTCAAACCGCTACTAACACTTTTATTGGTCGCACAATCGCTGGCACTGCTAATGAAATCACAGCTACTAACGGTGATGGTGTCGCTGGTAACCCTGTACTTAGTCTTCCTTCTAGTCTAACCTTCTCAGGTAAGACAATAACAGGCGGTACATTTACTGGTGGTACATTCACTAGTGGTACTTACAGCGGCAGTTTCTCTGGAACATGGACGTCTGGTGGTATAACCAGTAACTCGATTACTGTGACCGGTGGCACTATTGACAATACCGTTATCGGTGGGACGACTGCTGTCGCCGGTAAATTCACTACTCTTCAATCCACAGGATTGGCAACACTTAGTAGTCTTACTACTTCGTCTGCAACGATCACCGGTGGTACAATTGATGGTACTGTAATTGGTGGTACAACTCCGGCTGCTGGTACATTTACTTCATTAAATAGTACATCTGGTAAGATACTTACTACTGCTTCTGCTGCGGGTGGTGCCAATTTCAGGTTGCCACATGGTTCGGCTCCTACTACACCTACAAATGGTGATGTCTGGACTACGACTGGTGGTGTCTTCGCTTACATCAACGGTTCTACCACACAGTTACTTTCTAGTATTGGCACTGTCTCTATCGCACAGGGTGGTACTGGACAGACAACCGCTCTAGCGGCCTTCGATGCTCTAAAACAACAGGCTACGACTTCTTATATCGGTGCCTCACAGTTTGCTACTGCTGCTGTCTTTAGGACAGGTACAGATACTACGAAGTCTCTAGTAGTGGATCAGACTTGGGCTTCTGCTGCTGAAGTCACTATTACGTATGCTGCTTCTGTCGCACCTGATATGAGTACTTTCTTTAACTCAGTCATTACGTTAACAGGTAACTTGACACTTGCTAATCCAACTAATCCGAAGGTTGGTCAGACTGGTGTCATCAGATTAGTGCAGGATAATACGGGTTCTAGGACCATTACATTTGGCACGAACTGGAAGTTTGCTGGGGGAACTGCCCCTGTACTCTCTACAGCCGCAAATGCAACTGATCTGTTCTTTTATCAAGTGATCAGTTCTACATTTATTTTTGCTTCTCTAATAAATGGAGTTGCATAGTGATACCCGGTCTCTCTGGAATTATTGGGGTGGCGAAAACATCCTTTTTTATAGAATACTTGGGAACAACAATAGATACTACCAGTAACACAACTTATACATTTGCTGGAGAAAGTCTAGGTGTAGCAGCATCGTCTAGAGAGGTTTTTGTTGCAGTTAGTTGGAAAGGTGGTGCTGCTCTGAGAACCTTATCGAGTGCTACAATCGGAGGTATTTCAGCAACAATCCATATTCAAGATGGTGTGAGTAACGGGTCTACACTAAGTGTGGGTGCTGCTATGATTTCAGCAGCAGTACCTACGGGAGCAACAGGTAGTATAGTTTGCACATTCAGTGGTAGCGGTAATACAATGTGCGGTATCGGAAAATTCAGAGTGCTTAATAGAACATCTATTGTAGCAACTGCTCATAACTCATCTACATTTGGTGGTAGTCCCGCAACATCTTCAGTAAATATCGATGTTGGTGCAAATGGCGCGTTGATGGCTGCGTACCTAGAAAGTGACTCCGGCACTGTTACTTGGGGGAATATAACAAAACAGTACGAAGCAGACTTCAGCCCTACGGGACACTATTCTGGAGCTATGAGTTCAGGACTCAGCTCACAAATCGGAAGAAATATTACTACAACTCAGAACACTTCTGGTGGTTCAGGATTAGCAATTGCTATAGTTTCAATTAGGTAACTATTTGAATACAACAATCCTGTGATCTTGGACATAAGGAAATAACATGGATTTAAACTTAGGCGATACAAGACTAATCATACAGACTTGCAAAGACCGCGGTCTGCTGCGAAATCAGGCTGCCTACGTTCTCGCGACGTCCTATCACGAGTCGGCTCACCAAATGAAGCCAATCAAAGAAATGGGTGGGTTGGCTTACCTAGAGAGTAAAGCCTACTGGCCTTACTTCGGTCGTGGGTATGTCCAACTGACTTGGAGGGCAAACTACGAATTTGCTGGACAGAAGTTGGGTCAGGACTTTGTTACACATCCTGAACTTCTCCTTCAGGCTCAGTACGCTGCTCCAATCCTAGTCATTGGAATGATGGAAGGTTGGTTTACGAAGGGTGCACACAAGCTTCCTGACTACTGCGATCTTCAGAGTTCTGACTACGTAGGTGCCCGTCATATCGTCAATGGTTCTGATCAGGCCAGTCTAATCGCTGGTTACGCAGATACCTACGAAAAGCTTCTACTCGACATTGGTTATGGAGTAGATAGCCCCACAGTCGCCCCTGCACCGGTCCCACAGCCGGTTCAACCCTCTTCCCCGCCTGTCCTGCCAGAAAGTCCTTCTGCTCCTGTACAGGCCCCTGCGGCCCCGTCTAAAGCCTCTTGGCTTTCAGTGGTCGCAGATGCTATCAAATGGTTTATTAAAACCAAATATGGACAATAAAGATGGGCATTAAAGACTCTGTTAATATCACAGGAGCGGGTGCTCCATACTTCGATGATATGAAGGCTTACAAAGACGCTGCAAAGAAAAATGCGGATGACCTCCAAGGAACTAGAGATTTAAAGAAAAATCTTGATGCAGCAATGTCAAAGCTCAAAGGGTACTCTTCTCAGGTTACTCCGGGAGACTTTAAATCTAAGGACAATCTGAAGGATTTTGGTGACTACCCTAGCGACAATACTGCTGGTAGTAGCTATGATCCCACAAAGTGGAACAACTAAATGATTTCTGTTCTAGTACGTATCGCATTACGCTATGGTGCTGGTATCCTAGTTACTCGTGGCCTTATCGGCTCGGGTGATGCCAGTGCTTTTTCGACTGACCCAGATATCCAGATGGCACTTGAGGCCGGTGTTGGCCTTCTAATTGCCGGTGGAACCGAAGCTTGGTATTGGTTGGACAGTAAGTACCACCAGATCAAGACCGAAGTGGAAGCAACGGTGAATACTAATGCTCCAAAGACTAATTAACTTCTTCAAGAGGAAAAACAAATTGGTAGATTTTACTAATCTTTCTGCCGCTGTTGACGTCATCGTAGCCGATCTTAAGGCTGCTTCTGACAAACTTGCGGCCACTGCAACCGAACTTGCAGATGCAGACGCCACTAAGGCTGCACTTGCTCAGGCACAGGCTGATCTAGCCGCTGCTGAAACTCAGGTTGCCGATCTGACTGCAAAACTCGTTGCTGCACACGCAACGGTCGAACCAGCTCCGGCAGCCTAATATGTTAAGCCTCCTTCTTAGCTTGGTATCAGGACCCTTGACGTCTATCTCCCATGATTTGACAGCCGCATATCAAGCTAAGTTGGCGGCAACAAATGATGCGGAGAGGATAGCTGCGGATGAACGTATATCTATCTTGGAAGCTCGAAAGTCTTCCATTTTGGCTGCACAGTCAGACCCTATTGAACGATGGGTTCGTGTCGGTTTTGCTCTGCCTTTTGTCATTTATATAAACAAACTCGTCCTTTGGGACAAAGTTCTCCATTGGGGTGCGACCGACGGTTTGTCTTCTGACCTCAATCAACTGATGTGGATTGAGGTCAGAAGACAAACCGTCGGTCGCA